AGTAATCAGCTGCGTTACCAAGCGACGAAGCTGTGTTTGACAACTCAACATATCCGTAACGTGTCATGAAACTCACAACTGGTTCGAATGTGTCTGGGTCAAGCACAACGCCTGAGCTCATTAGCGGGATGTATGGGCAATAAAATGCCGCTGCATCTGATTCGCTTGAACCTTTGTAACCAACTAGTACCGCTGTGCTATCAGCCGCATATGAATCAACATATACTTTCATAGCATTGTTCAAAGTACCAACCATCTTAGTGTTAGTTGGAGCTTCAAAAGTACCTTCTGTTGTACGTGCAAACGCTGAAGTTGTAGCAGATTGTAGGATTGTTAACGCGAATGGCGATACAACAGCCCAGTTACCTGCACCACGACGTGTGCGTTGTGCAATCAAGTTAGCAACACGGTTGATTTGAACAGCTAATGCAGCATGCTCGTCACCAACAAATGTAGCTGTACCTGATACAGCAGCTTGGTTATAAGTTTCGTATGTACCTGCTAGGCCACGTAGGCTTGCTAGTACTTCTTGGTCAATTTCAGCTGTAATCTCTTGAGCCAAAGCAGCCATAATTTCTGCTTCAACGTCGATGCCGTGCTGTGACTGAGCGTCTTGTGCAGACTCAAAAGTCCAACGAGCGCTTAGTTTACGAGTTTTAGCTTCAACAGTTTGCTTCAAGATTTGGATGCTTAATTTATTACCAGCTGCGCCTTCTAGCGTAGCTGTTGAATCAGCTCTTCCGTTTGCATTACCTGAATATGCTTCAGCGATTTTGAATGGGCTTAGAGCCTCTTCGCCTGCTGTAGCACCGTTTGCTGTGTCCGAATAACGAACACGTAGTGTGTGGATTTGACCCACAGGACCTGTCATTGGCTGTACACCTACAAGATCGTTTGCGATCACTGTTGGCATAACACGTCTAATGACTGGTAAAATAACTCTGTTAAGAGTTGCAACATTACCGGCAGAAGTAGCACCCGCGGTTGCGGATTCTGACAAATACTTACGAGTATTTTCCAGTGTGCTTTCCATCACAGCTTTTCTTGTGCCTGTTAGGCCTTCGACTAGAGCTGATTTGGTGTCCTGCCAGCGTCCTTCTAATAGTTCTGACATTTTGGTATCTCCTTTATAATCCAGCTAAACGCTTTATATCAACAACATTGTTGTCTGCGTCTTGCTTGGTTGAACTAACGTTAGTTTCTTCTTTATTGCCTGTAATTGATTTTGCCTCTGATAGGACTGCCTTCTTCTTAGCCGGAGTATTGCCGTCAATAACGGATGGTAAGTATTTGTCAAACTGTGCTTGTAAACGTGCAGTTTGTACTGATTCCAGTAAGTCTGTCATAATCTCTTTTTGGTTTGAGCCTAAAGGCGATACCAAATTGTTAATTATTTTTTCTCTTTTAGCTGATTCAACAAGTACTGATTTCTCATTAGTTGCTGTTTCTGCTAAGTTCTTAGCCTTAACGGCTAGTGTTTTTGCTTCCGCAATCTGCTTATCTTTAAGTTTTACAACTTTTAAGAGTTGTGCAGTTTCTGACTTCTCATTGAGATAGCTACCAGCATATTCAGAAGCAAATGCTTCAAATAGCTTGCGGCCAAAGTCATTAGTACGTGCTGCTTCGATATCTTCTTTAAGTTGACTTATCTCTTTAGTAAGAGTTTTGCCAACTGTTTCGGATACTAATGCCGCACTTTTTGCAAGAAAGTCAGATTTGACTGTTGCAAATTTATTTTTAGCTTCTTTTACAAGTTTAACCTTGGTTTCAGCTAGGTCTTTTTTATCTTCATAAAACTCGGATATTTCTGATGCTAGTGATTCTACCACAAATTCTTCAAGTTGTGAAAACTTATCAGCCATAGCTTTTTGATCTTCGTGTAATTCACTAACTTCTTTACCTAGCGTTTCCATTACAAATTTCTGCATTAGTCCTGCGTTTTCACGCTGTGCTACTGCATATTTTGCTTTAGCTTCTGCTAGTTGTTTGCGATCTTCTGCAAACTCTTGAAGTTCTGAAGCAAGACGCTCCTCTAATAGTTTGTCAATTGACTCAACCATTACAGATTTATCATGTTCATATTTTTTAGCAAATTCTTCACGAAGTTCAGCTGTAGCTGAGACACGATTTTCTTTAATCTTGCCTTCCCACGCTTCTTCAATTTCGCGGCGCACCTCTTCAGAAACTACATCGTTTTCAAAAAGTGTTTTAAGTGCATCCAACATATTATGTTCTCCTTTTATTGGAGTCTACTGATTATATTAACCAGAGATTCTTTTAAGTATTTTTGTGCCTTTGGGTCTTCTTTTGTTGCCTGTGCGAGTTCGTATGCCTTCATTCCGCCACGGGCATTCATTAAATGCTCATATACTGGAGTAGGGTATGCACCTGGTGCGCTGGGTTGTGCCACAACGTCCACAGTGATTATTTCAAAGTCGGAAACCTCGCCGCTTCCTTCTAAAACATTTCCTGAACCTCTAGAGCTGACGCCAAGTTTGACGCCAGACTCTAGCATAGTCTTAACTAACTCTCCCATTGGAGTAGGTAGTAGTTTTAATTTACCGTAACCATTTGGGCCATCCATCCAGCAATCGCTGATCATATGGCTTACACGATCTAAGTTAATATTAAGGCCTTCCGGATGATCAACTTCTCCGAGAACACTGTATCCTCCACTAATTTGATCATTGAGAGTTTTGACAGCCCTGCCAATTTCATTCACAGGATATACTCGCTGATTAGCGTTTTTAACACCACCTTGGATCATAATTCCCTTCATATAAAGGTCTTTACCACCGTCGGGTTTGTCCGTTGATTCAAGCGTAATATTTGCTTGATCATATGTCAAATGCTCTCGTAAGTTAAACATCTTTTTTCCTTTTTAGCTAGTAATACTTTTTGTATTTGCAGCTGTTTCGCCTGCGCCTTTTTTCTCTGCGCCATGGCCCTTTGTGCCAGCCATTTTGGTAGCACCTTTAGCACCCGGAGTGTTTACATTTCCTGCATTTTCTTCTTTTGCATTAATGTCTGCTAATCCAGCATGGTTGCCAGATGTTGCTTCACCGCCTGATACTAAGTTTGATGCAGTTCCGCCCATGTCGTTTTTAGCAGCAACAGTTGACTTAGTGTTTGCACCGTTGTCACCCATTTTGCCAAAGTCTTTGTAGTTATCACCACCAACTTTTTCAACATATTCACGCATCTGCTCTGTAGCTGATTTTGGTTCTTTCGTTCCTTCTTCAACTTCATCTTCGTCAGCTTCAAAAGCATATGCTTCTTCTGCTTCTTCATCGTCGTCACCAGCTTCATCGTCTGCTGGAGCGTCCATGTCCATGTCCATGTCCATTGCGTCATCGCCTTCGCCGCCTTCGCCATCTTCGTCTGACATCATTTTGTCAAATTCTGCTTTTAGGTCGTCTAGTGCATCTTCAAGATCCATAACACGGTCTTCTAATTCTTCTTCGCCTTCTTCGCCGCCGTCCATTGCGTCCGGTGCTGGCATTTCAACATCACCCATCATGTCATCGCCTGCGTCTCCGCCCATAGCTGCCATTGGGTCTGCTTCTACTTCAAACTCATCTAGGTTAAAGTCTTCGTCTAATTCTTCGTCATCTGACTCTTCAACTTCTTCGTCATCTGCTTCATCTAGATCTTCGTCATCTGACTCTTCAACTTCTTCATCAGTTGCTTCGTCGACTTCTTCGTCGTCTAGATCGTTTTCTAATAATGATTCGTATATATCACGTGATTTTTCTACTACAATCTCGTGGAATAGTTCTTGAGCACCTTCTTTGTCTTCATTAACAAGACGATCAAGCATTTCTTCAAATTTTTTGATATTTGACATAATTCTCTCCTAATAAATGTAATACCTATGGTAAGGCTGTCATTTGTATTTAGTCAATGGGATAAAAAGGTAGGAGAAACAGGCAAAAATTGCGCCATTTGGCATAGCCCCTAAGATATGTGGTACATTTTTTTAAACTCTTCAATAGTAATGTGCTTTATATTACTAAATTTATTTAGTTCTGCAGGTTTATAATTATCTGTTGCTATTACTCTAATAAAGGTAGTTTTTGGATTTTCTTTAAGAATATTCGATGTTTGTTTAAGCCAGTTGCCAAAATATGTTGCGCCGTCAGATGATTTCTTATAATTATTACTATCTGAATATATGTTGTTTACGTTGCGTCCGTCATTTAATCCTTTATAGTCAAACCCTAATATAAAGATTTTATTATAATCGTGTCTAGATGCTAAATGCAATGCTGTTGGACCACTTGACCAGCCTTTGCTAGGTTGAAATAGATTTAAATTTTTAATGCTTTTATATGCTTTGTTTGGATTAGTCCAAACATTATGTGTATTCTGATATCCAGTTGATGATATTTCAAGTATCATCTTTACATCAACAGCAACAAGATAGTCTGGATCATATTCTCTGTACAATGCATTACAACCGTATATCATGCCATGTGGCTCTAAAGACGTAATATCAATTGATTCCCTACTAATACCATTGCCTAATACAAATGCGGTTCTAAACAAAGAGATATCTCTTTCTTTAGTTGTGTCAATTGGTTGAGGATCGAAAGGTTTAGCTTGCTGCTTTTCTAATCTGCGTTCGGCTAATAATTGTTGTATCTGTAATTTAGTGTAAAGAGACTTATCTAACTTAGGCATTTACGCCATTGCTTCTGCTTGTGCTGATATTCCGTACATTTGTCTTACAAAGTCAAGTTCATTAGCTTGTTCTTTAGTGTGTACTTCCGCTGCTTTCCTAGTTCGATTAATTTGACGCAATGTTAGTCTAGTTTTTCTTGTGTCGCTTGCATCAACAATAGAATCGTCATACTGAGGATCGTACTGATCGTTCTCAGTAGGCTCAAGTGTTTCTTTGTCGTAATAAAAAAGTTCTCTTAGTATCATGTAAGTATTTATATCGTTTGGTCAGTTGCTGGCGCTCCGCCAATCGCAGCACCTGTTGTTGTGTCAGGTGGCGATGCTTCTGTGCCTACTTCTGGTTCTTCACCATCTAATGATATATCCTCTGCTCCATCTAAATCTGCACTAATGCCTGCGCCACTAATGCCTGCGCCACGCATTTCACCCGAAGCATCAGCTTCTGGTGTTGTTATCATTTCATCATTTTCTTCACGCCACATGCGCTCGTTCTCTGCAATCTCTTCTGGGCTCATGCCTAAGAAGCGTTTCATTGCAAAGCGGTTTGATATAAATGGTACTTGTTGTATTTGTCCAAAACTTGGTATACGTGCATTATCAAGTTCTGATTGTCTGTATGCCGCAAAGTTTTGTGGCTCTTGAAATTCAATATCAAACATTGCTGTATCAATATTAACACCAACTTCTAATAAGTAACGTTTAAAGTCTTGATTAAATTGTTCAGTAATTAATCCTTGGAGTCTTTCACAATAATTATTAAATCTTAATTCTTGTATGTATGCTGTACCAACTCTTCCATCTTGGAATGAACTTGCTCCATCATCAGCACCCGTAGGCAAATAGCTGGAAGGTATTCGTAAACCGCGTACGAGCTTATTAGTAAAATATCTAAGGTCATCAATTTCTCCTAGGTTAGTTCCGCCTGGTAATGTTTCAACTTTTGAACCACGCCCTTCTGCTGTTTGTGGGAAAAAGTAATCTTCGTTGATTGACAGCGGATTATATGAACTGTCTACAACATTTTGACCACCCCCTGTCTTGGATGGGATACGTCTTTGATGTATTTCCGTTTTTACACGCTCTACAAATTGCATAGCAAGGTGTGATGGCATGTTGCCCACATCAACATAGAATACTCTGCGCTCTGGAGCACGTTGTACACGATATATAATAATTGCGTCTTCTAA